TACGGCTACAACGCCAGCGTCTACGGCGATGACGTCTATGATAAGCAGTGGTCGGTGACCTACCGCGACACCTACACGCTGAACAGCGACTGGCTCACCGATGCGGAGTTCAGCTGGCTTCAAGAGATGATCTACTCACCGGAGTGCTGGATTCAGATTGGCACGCAGCTCGTTCCAGTGGTAGTCAAGACGGACACCTACAACGTCCGCAAGCGTGTCGTTGATAAGTTGCAGCAGATCAGCGTTGACGTTCAGGTGGGCTATGAAAACACCGCGCTATGAGTAACGTGAAGTTCGTCTGCTACCCGGACGCGGATGCGCCATCGACAGGCTTTGACCTTGACGTTTCTGGCGACACCGATATTGCGGTCACCTTCAGCGTTCAGGACTTGGCTGACGTCACCAAGCGCAAGGGTGCGTTCAGCAAGACGATTGCGTTGCCATCTACGAAGGGCAACGACGCCGCGTTTCGCCACGCCTACAACGTGCAGAGTTTCGTTGGCGGCTTCACACCAAACAAGCAGGTCAAGTGCGCGGTGTGGAGTGACGGCGTTCAGGTATTCGCTGGCACTATGCAGCTATTGTCGATGACGGTCATGAAGAACCAAGCGACCTATGAGGTCGCCATCTACGGCGAGGAGGTGGCGCTATTTAGCAACATGGCTGACGTCAAGCTTGTCGACACGGTGGGAGTGACAGGCATGAACCACACCTTCAGCGTGTCGCTGGTCACAGGCACTTGGGATGACAGTTACAGCGATGCGAGCGGATATGTTTACGGCATTATTGACGCCGCTGGCCACTTCCACTGCTACGACGTCAGCAACCCATTAGGGCCGCTTGCGCCGCTGTTCAGTTCAATCACGCCAATCTTCGATAGGCTGATCCCGATTGAGTTGATGCGTCCAAACATTTGGGTTAAGAAGATGGTCGACTTGATTTTCGCGCAGCACGGCTATCGCTATCAGTCGGCTTTCTTTAACACTGCGGAGTTTGAGCGTATGGTCATCCCTTACGCGGGCGACGCATTCGCGTATGTCAGCGCCTCGGATAAGTGCTATGTTGGCAGCGAGTTAGTGACGTGGGATGGGGCCGAAGAAAAGACGATAATCTTTGACGAAACTGGCGATCCATTCTTCAACGGTGGCGACGGCAAGGTCAACACTACGACTGGCCTTTACACCAGCAGCAGCCAATATATAGGCATATATCGACTGCGCTTTGAAGGCATTTTCACTGGCGGCGCTGATCCGACTACGTTTATCATATCAGCAAAGGACAATGCAGGCAACGTGCTGAAGGATCAGTATGGCAACAACATTCAGGTCACCGAAACGATTGGCACTACGGAGCGGCTTCTATCCCTTGACGCGACTCTCATCTTCCCGGCGGCTGGCACGATGAAGATAACGATTTACTGCGACACAGGAGGCTCAACGATGGACGCAGGTACGTTGCAGATCAACCTACTGGAGCGCTTCTCCGTTGTCGGCCAATCAATGGACATGCGCACGGCGCTGCCTGCCGATACCTTGCAGATTGACCTTCTCGCCGACTTGCAGAAGATGTTTAACCTCTATTTCTACCAGTCGCCGCAAGATCCGTCACTCATCTACATTGAGCCGTGGACTACCTTCTACTCCAGCGGCGTCGTTGATTGGTCGCAGAAGTCCGACGAGAACGCGGAGATGACGATGATATGCGGCGATCCTGAACTCCGCAAGCGCTTCACCTTTGCCTACCGCGATGGTGGCGAGGCGCTATCCAAGCAGTACCGAAACACGTGGCAGACAGGCTATGGATCGAGGCAATACGACACCGACAACTTCTACGGACGTGGCGAGCAGGTCATCGAAACAAAGGCGGCGACAGTCATCCCTGCGCAGTATCGCACGAACATCGTCATGGGCAGGACGTGGGATGTGGAAGCGGATGGCAGCATACGTACGATGAAGACAGGGTACAGGCTGGCGCAGTACAACTACGTCAAGATGCAGCCGTCGCCAAGTGGCAGCGTTGAAACGTGGCTTTGGATTGATGGCTTCAAGACCACGGTAAGCAGCTGGGTGAGTGGTGACACGTTGCCCTATATCGGCCACGTTGACAACCCATACAACCCAAGTCAGGACTTGGCGTTTGGTATGCCGCGGCAGCTTTACTTCGCCTTACCGGATGGTCAGGCAGGATTTACGCCGTATACGAACAATAACCTATTCAACACCTACTGGCGCAACTACATTGAAGAAATCGCAAGCAAGGAGGCGATGCAGGTTGAGGCAACATTCCTGCTGACGGTCACCGACATCGCGACGCTTGACTTCCGCATCCCGATCTACTGGCACGGCATCAAGTGGCGGTTGCTTGAGATAAAAGATTACAGGATCGGGCAGAACGTCATGTGCCGGGTGACGCTGCGCCGCATCTTAAACCTCGCAGAGCTCAGCGCGCAGTCGGTCAACCCTGTCGGCAACTACAACCTCAACGCGGAGGTGCAAGGTGAGTATTACCCACAAATCGTCAACCCAATAAAAGGCAAGTAATGGCAGAAGTAGACAAAGAGATCACCGTCAAGGTCAGAGCCGAAGACGACACCCAGAAGGCGACGCAATCGGCGAAGGCACGCCTCCGTGAATTGCAACAGCAAATGCTTGATCTGGAAGCGGCTGGGCAGAAGAATACGGATCAGTTTCGGCGTATGTCTAACGAGGCAGAATCTTTAAGAAGCGCTATTGGCGACACGAGCGCGCAGGTGAAGGCGCTGTCGTCTGGTACGCAGACATTGGACAAGTTCACATCATCACTTCAAGACGTTGCCGGCGGCGTCGCTGTTGCGCAAGATGCGATAGCAGAATTAGATGAAGATGTCAACGTCAATATTAAGGCTGAAGACAACACCCAGAAAGCGACGCAGTCCGCAAAGGCGCGCCTCCGCGACTTGCAAAAGCAGATGCTTGACCTCGAAGCGGCGGGCCAGAAGAACACCGACCAGTTCCGGCGGATGGCTGCCGAGGCAGGATCGCTGAAGGACGCTATCGGTGACACAAGCGCACAGGTCAAGGCGCTAGCGTCGGACACAAGGACGCTGGACACGTTCACCTCTGCAATTCAAGGCATCGCAGGCGGCTTCGCCGTTGCGCAAGGTGCAGCCGCGCTGTTCGGCGAGGAGAGTGAGGACGTGCAGAAGGCAATGATGAAGGTGCAGGCGGCGCTGGCGTTGGTCAATGGTGCAACGGCTGTCGCCAACGCGCTGAATAAAGATTCTGCGCTGATGGTCAACCTGAACGCGGCGGCGCAGCGTGCCTATGCGCTGGCAGTTGGCACCAGCACAGGGGCAATGAAGGCGTTCCGCTTGGCGCTCATAGCGACAGGCATCGGCGCGGCGGTGGTAGCCATTGGCTTGCTGATCGCCAACTTCGACAAACTGACGGCAGCGGTCAAGGGATTTCTGGGCATTAAGGTGAAGGAGAACCTTGACGGTCAGATTCAGTCGATGGAGCGTGCCGCAGAAATCGCCAAGGAGCGCGGCGCTACCGAGGCGGAGGTCTTCGCGATGGAGTTCGACATCAGCAGGAAGCGACTGCAAAATGCGAAGGATGAGGAAGAGATGGCGGAGGCGCGGCATCAGCATAACGTCTTGCGAGCGCAGTATGAAAGCTATATTAAAAAGACAGAGTTAGAAAAGCAGGACGCTGCCGCAAAAGAGGCGGATAAGAGGCAGCAAGAGCGCGAGAAAGCCGTTGAAGAGCGCAGGCGGAAACAGGAGCAGGAGCGGGAAGCTGCCGCCGCAAAGCAGAAGGAAATTGACGGCATCATTGCCGACAGCAGGCAGGTGTTGCTGGAGAATAGCCTATCTGCCAACGAGCGCGAGTTGGAGCAGATTGACGCCAGCTATGAAGAGCGCCTCGCCAAGGTTCAGGGCAACGAGGAGGCGACCAACCTATTGTTAGCGCAACTGCGCGCTGAACGCACGGCCAAGATTCAAGAGCAGCAAGATGCAGCGGATCAGGCGGAGTTAGATGCGCAGAGGGCGCAGCTGGACTATCAGATACAAATTGAAGATGAGCTATACGCAGAGCGCGAAAAGCTACGCCAAGAGGACTTGCAGCGGGATAAGGCGTACAATGAGGCGCGTGTTCAGTTCTACAACACCGCATCGGGTAGCATCGTTGAGATTATGCGATCACTGGGAGGCAAGAGCAAGGCAGTGATGTTGGCGGCGCTGGCGTTGGAGAAAGGCATGGCAATAGCGCAAGTTGTTATAAACTTGCAGAAGGAACTGGCAGGCATCAACGCCAACGCAGCGCTTAACCCTGCCAACGCTTTGACAGCTGGTGCTGCTGGCGTGACGCAGGCATTAAGTCTAAGCACGATGGCGAAGATTAACGCTGGCCTACGCATCGCAGCTATTGCAGCGACGAGCATCGGGCAGGTCAGGAGCATCACTGGCGGCGGCGGAGGAGGCGGCGGAGGCGGCACAGCTGGCACAGGCGGCGGCGGATCAGCACCTCCAACGACAGGAGGCTTCGCATCGGGAGGCGGAGTGATGAACCCGAATAGCCAGCTAACCAACCCGAATGAAGGTGCAGGCGCAGGGCAAGGTCAAGGTATGCGCGCGTATGTCGTCGAATCCGACGTGCGCACAGTGTCAGGGCGTTTGCGTAGGATCAGCGAATTTGCACAGTTAGGTAACTGATGATATTTAACGCTATGGAACTACCAGTTTACCTGATGACCATTGATGAAGTTGACGAAGGCGTCAGCTACGTCGCACTCGTTGAATCCCCTGCGATTGAGCGGCCATTTCAGGCGTTCAGCAAGGAGAAGATGCGATTCACCGAAACAGGCGAAAAGCGCGTACTAACAGGGCCGTTGATGCTGGCAGATACGCCGATCATACGCCGCGACAAAACAAGGGGCGAGTACTTCGTGATCTTCCAGAAGGAGACGATCCGCAAGATGGTGCAGAAATATTTTAAGCAGGGCAACCAGCACAACGTGAACGCTGAACACAGCACCGCCATCGATGGTGTCTATATGTTTGAGAGCTACCTGATCGACAGGGAGCGCGGCATCAACCCACCGAACGGCTACGAGGATGCGAAGGATGGCAGTTGGTTCGGATCGTTCAAAGTTGAGAACGACAAAGTGTGGGAGGATCGCGACCAGTTCACCGGGTTCAGCATTGAAGGCTACTTCGGGATGCAGCCGACGGATACGGAGATAGAGGTGGCGATGGCGGGGTTTGCCCAAGCCTTTGAGAGTTTTTTGCATACTATCAAACCAAACGATATTTAACTATATGAACCTATCAGATCGAATTTCAGAGTTAACCCGCGTGCTGCGTAGCTTCTCCGCTGCGCCGGCACCAGCCGCTGCGCCGTTGGCGTTCAGCGACTACAAGTTGGAGGATGGCACGATGATCCGCGTCGATGGCGAGTTGGCCGTTGGCACGCTCGTCTACGTCGTGACCGAAGAGGGACTGCTGCCTGCTCCCGATGGCGCACATAGCATCCCTGAAGTTGGCGTGGTGACGACCGAGGGCGGCAAGATTGTCGAGATCGGCGACGCTGCACCTGCACCGGCACCTGAAGTTGTTGAGGCGCAAGAGGTAGAGATTGAAGTGACACCTGAAGGCGAAGAGATGCCTGCTGATCCGCATGAGGAGAGGATGCAAGCTATGGAGGCGGCTATCGCTGCTTTGGCTGCCAAGGTCGAGGAGATGATGGCGAAGATGGGCGGCGAGGTTGAAGCTAACGCCGCGAGGTTCAGCACCATTGACGCGGCGTTATCAGCGTTGGCGCAGATGCCTACCGCTGCGCCGAAGAAAAGAGCAAGTGACGCCGTCGTTGAATCCGTGAAGATGAGCCGCGCCAGCCGTCTTGCAGAATTGAATGAAACCCTAAAAACCCTTAAAAAATAAACTATGTCATTTTCAATTGGAGGACTAACCGACTACGTTGAGCAGAATAAGCTCCCGTTGTTGACCACTGCCGTTTTCGACGCGAAAACGCAGTCGCTCATGCAGAAGCGCGTGGGCGTGAAAAATCAAGAGGCGTTGAACCTTATGGACACCGACGCCGTGTTTCAATCTGCCACAGCGTGCGCATGGAACGCTAACGGCACAACCACGTTCAGCCAGCGCGTCATCAGCGTTGCGCGTGTCAAGGTACAAGAGGAGTTGTGTCCTCGCGAACTGGAAACCAAGTGGCTTGCCACCCAGCTTTCGCAAGGCAGCAACTATGAAGGTGTGCCGTTTGAGCAGGCTTTCGCAACGCAGAAGGCTAAGAAGATCGCCGCTAACATCGAGACTGCTATTTGGCAGTCGACATCGGCGACAGGCGCGTCGGGATGGACAGGCTCGTCTGCATCAATAAGCGGTGACGCGACTTTGAACAAGACCGTAGGCCTTTTGCACCTGATGGAGAAGACTACGGCATCAGCCTCTATTGTGTCATCCTTGGCCGGTGCTGCATTTAGCGACGCGACTATCGTTTCAGCGTTTGAGAACGTTTACCAAAACATCCCCGTCGCGATCGTGAGCAGGCCTGACCTTGTTGCCTTTTGCGGATGGGACGTGTATCGCTTGTTAGCTAATAAGCTGGTCAGCGAAAACCTATTCCAAGGCGACCTCGGACAGCTTGGTGGTGGTGAGATGTTCTACCCCGGCACGAACCTGAAAGTCGTTGCGGTGAATGGCATGAACAACACGCGCAGGATCGTTGCTACATCGCTTGAGAACTTGTATTACGGCACGGACTTGCTCTCCGACGAAGACCAATTCCGCATTTGGGCATCTTACGACAATGACCAAGTGCGCTTCCAAGCAGCGTTTAAGTACGGTGTGCAGTTTGCCTTCCCTGAACAGATGGTGTTGTATAAAGCGTCTAACGCGACTACACCTGCAGGATGATGACGTGGGGAGGGGCAACCCTCCCCGCTTCTTTTCTTTTGTCAATAACTAAACGATATAGATATGCCTTGCGCTTTAACAACTGGATATAAATTAGGATGCCGCGACAACGTGGGCGGCATCACGGAGGTACGCCTCATCGCCTTTAACAGCGTCACTGGTACCATCGTTGTAGATGGTTCGGGCGTTGTCACTGGCACTTTCCCTGCATCAGGATTTTACAAATACGAAGTACCGAAGGGCGCTGGTCAGTTCACCGAAACTGTCAACGCCTCGACCGAAAACGGCACGATCTTCTACCAGCAAGAGTTGGTGTTCCCGATTAACCGCATGACGCAAACAGTGCGCAACGAACTGCGACTGCTGGGGTTGAATAGGCTCATGGCTATTGTCACTGACAGGAACGGCAAATACTGGCTGCTTGGTCGCTCGAATGGCTTGGACGTTACTGGCGGCACTGCGCAGACAGGAACGGCGATGGGTGACCGCAATGGCTATGAGATGACCTTTACGGGCATGGAGGAGTTGCCATGCAGCGAGGTTGATTCAACTAAAATCGCCGCTTTGACAAGTAGCACACAAATCACTGGCGGTTCGTAAATTTGCTTTTGTTTGGTTGGTTAGACCCTGCGTTTGGTTGCGCAGGGTCTTTTTTTTTGCGCTAAATTTGTAAGCATGAGAGTATGTATCGTTTATAACCAGCACCCGACAGGATGTAGCTACTACCGTCTTGAGATGCCTTCAAGCCGCGTTCATGAGATGTTTGGCGATCAAGCCGAGTTTGTCAGCATCGCCGACGTGCGAACTATGAGCGCGGAAGAACTACGGACGATTGACGTGTTCCTATACAACCGCACGTGGATCGCTGGGCCATTGGATGCTGTCAAGCCTGTTGCTGACATCCTACGCCAGTACGGCGCAAGGATCATCTTGGACATGGACGACTATTGGCACTTGGGGACTGGGCATAGCTTTTATAAGCATTATCACGACACCAACATGTCTGCCGTTGTCGCTGAACACGTCAAGCTTGCGGATGCGATTATCACGACCACGACGTACCTGCGCGATGAGATCATGAAGCTCAACCGCAACGTGACCATATGCGAGAACGTGCCGCACCTGTTGTACGACCAGTTCAAGCCGCAACCGACCAAGAGCGAGCGCCTGCGCTTCGGCTACTTCGGTGCTGCGCAGCACACCGAGGACGTGGCGTTGCTTGAGCTGCCACTGTCGCGCCTCTGCGACGATCACACGCTGGAAGGGCGCTACATGCTGTACTTAGCCGGGTGGAATGAAGGAAACCCGATATATCAGCAATATGAGCAGGTGTTCAGCAACAAGGGCAAAAACAACAACTATGGACGCATACAGGCGGCGGACATTTACAGCTACGTTGGCGGCTACAACTTCGTTGACGTTGCGCTTGCGCCGCTTCGCGACAATAAGTTCAACAGGCTCAAGTCGGAGTTGAAGGTGACGGAGGCTGCGTGGATGAACAAGGCGATAATCGCCAGCAACGTCTGCATGTATGCTGACTGCATCACGGACGGATGGGATGGCGTGCTTGTTGACGAAAAGCAACCGAAGAAGTGGTACAAGTCGATGAAGGCAATGATTAACGAGCCAGCGATGGTGCGTGAGATGGCGGACAGGCTGACCGCTAAGATGCAGAAGCGGCTGGACATTGATGAGATCACGCGGCGCAGGTTCAATTTGTACAAAAACGTGGCAAGGGATATTTACACTAAAGAACTTCATGCTATACCTGAAAGCCAGCCAAAGCAACACGATAGCGGTGACGTGGACGGAGCGCGCGAACAGTGCGACGGTCTACCGGTTGCGGCTGACGAACTTGGCGACGCTGGAAGCCACTGACATCTACCTGAATGCGATTGACAACCTGAGCAGCTACGAGAGCCGCTACGATAAATTCGCGTTTACCTTGGGCGCGTTGACGAAGGGGCAGTATCGCTACGAGGTCACCGAGAACCCGGCAACCTACACCGCTGGCGACTTCGTGCAGGGCGGCTTGTACACATTTACCGACAGCGGTTATGCCTACATAACGGCGGAATCAGACCAATCTACGAATGCGCCTTGGGGGTGTAAGGGGACGTTCATTGGAGGCTTGTCTGGGCAGATAGGTCAAGGCATTGCCAATACCGCAGCAATCGTGGCAGGTTGCGCAACTGCTGGCATCGCTGCACGGCTTGCCAATGACTTGGTGCTGAACGGATTTAGCGATTGGTTCCTGCCATCAGTGGGCGAATTGAGCGAGATGCGAGTTAAGCTGCATAACGCAGGATTAGGCAATTTCGCAAATCACACCTATTGGACATCATTTGAATACGATGCTGATGAAGCCTACACTATTAACTTCAATAACGGAGTTACAGGCACTCACAGCAAAGACAATACCTCTAACCGTTACACCAGAGCCATGCGTCGCTTCCTGCTACCTACGACGAATCCGCGTGTCCTTGAAACAGGATTGGCGATGATCGAAACAACCGAAGGCAGCTTCACGAGTACAACAAACACGATCGACTACGTTTCTTATGACTAAACTAAACTTCAGCTTCATCCCACAGGCAGATTACAGGTATCCGCTGATGCTTCAATCAAAGGCTAACGACCTGTACACCTTCGGCGAGATGAACGACTACCCATATTATCTGCTCGACATTTACAAGAAAAGCGCGAAGCACAACGCGATTATCAACGGCAAGTGCAACTACATTGCTGGCAAAGGCTGGGCAGTCGATGCGGATAAGACCACTGTCGCGCAACAGGCAAAGGCGGAGGCGTTCATGGCTGACGTGAACGAAGACGATGACCTGAACGACCTGACGCAAAAGTTCGTTCTGGACCTTGAGCTGTTCAACGGCTTCGCACTTGCAGTCACGTGGAACAGGGGCGGCGGCATCGCCTTCATTGAACATGTGCCATTTGAAAAGGTGCGTGTGTCGCTGGATGATACGATGTTTCTGATTGCCGACTGGTACGATGAGCGCATGATCCGCCAGTATCCGAAGGGCGCGGAAGTTGAGCGCATGCCGAAGTTCGACCCGAATAACCGCGTAGGCAAGCAGCTATTTTACTACCGCCACTACGCAGCAGGTGTCAAGCACTACCCATTGCCAAACTACCAAGGCGCACTGGCTTACATTGAGTGCGACGTTGAGATTGCGAAGTTCCATATCAGCAACATCCGCAACCAGTTCTGGGGTGGGCAGATGATCAACTTCGCTGATGGCATCCCGACGGACGAGGAAAAACAAGAGATAGAGAGGCAGATGCGCAACAAGTTCAGCGGCGCAAACAACGCAGGGCGCTTTGTGCTGACCTTTTCGACCGGCAAGGAAAACGCGCCGAGCATACAGTCGCTAACACCAAGCGACCTTGACAAGCAGTTTGACCTATTGAACAAACAGATCCAAGAGGAGATTTTCGTGGCGCACAACGTCACCTCGCCGATGCTGTTTGGCATCAGAACGGAGGGGCAGCTGGGAGGCCGTAAAGAACTGTCGGAGGCGTATGAGTTGTTCAAAAATACCTACATCATGAACCGCGTTTTAATAGTCGAGCGCATAATCAACTACCTCACGTCATTCAACGGCTACGAGTGCCTCTACCTGCAGCCTTTCGACCCGATCACTGAACAACTTAGCGAGCAGGCGCTGATGCAGATTTTGACGCAAGATGAACT